TAACTAAATCAGATATTGGTTTAGAACTTGACAAAAACGTTGGTAATGAAATTATAGTTGAATTAGTTGAAAAAGATCATTTAGTAGGTGAATTAGCTACTGCTGAAAATTTAAATAATACATTGGGTGTTCAAGTTAAATCATTAGAAAGCTCACTTATGTTTTCTAAAGCAGCATTAGTACAAGCTGATTCAGCAATTGCTTTAAAATCAAAACAATTTGAATTATCACAACAAGTAAGTGAATTACTTAAAAAAGACCTTAAAACAGCCAAAAATAAAGCATTTTGGAATAAATTTAAGGGTGCTGGCGTTGGAATAGCCGCTGGTGTAGTAGTTGGCTTATTAGTTAAATAAGATCCTTGCAATCCCATGCACTGAGGCCTGACCGTAATGGTTAGGCCTCTTTTATATATTTATATATAACCAACAGCGTTAAATATGTCGCAACAGGCTGATATTAAAGAAATAATAAAACAGGAGTATATCAAATGTGCAATGGATCCTGTGCATTTCTTTAGAAAATATTGTTACATTACTCACCCAGTTAAAGGTAGAACACTGTTTCATCTTTATCCGTTTCAAGAGGCTACACTAACTGATTTTAGAAATAATCGATTTTCAATTGTAAATAAATCTCGTCAGTTAGGTATATCTACGTTAGTAGCAGGTTATTCTTTATGGACTATGTTGTTTAATAAAGACAAAACTGTATTGTGTATAGCCACTAAACAAGAAACCGCTCGTGGGATGGTTGAGAAGGTACAATTTATGTATGAAAACTTACCTTCATGGCTTAAGGGTAATCAAAAACCAATATCAAATAATAAACTATCCTTCCAGCTAGCTAATAACTCTAGAATTGTAGCTACATCAGCTGCCTCAGATGCAGGTCGATCCTACGCCGTATCTTTACTACTAATAGATGAGGCTGCGTTTATTGAAGGTATTGATAAAATTTATACGAGTATTAAACCAACCATTGCAACGGGAGGAGGAATTATAGCATTATCCTCTCCAAATGGTATTGGTAACTGGTTTCATAAAACATATGCTGAGGCTCAAATTGGTAAAAATGACTTTTATCCAATTGAGCTAAAATGGAATTTACATCCTGATAGAGATGAGGCTTGGGAGCTACGTGAACGTGCTAATATGTCACCACGTGAATTTGCCCAAGAATATGATTGTGACTTCCTTGGTTCTGGTAACTCAGTAATTGAACCTGATAATTTATCATTTTATGAACAAACGTACCTCCAGGAACCTGTCGAGCGCCGCTTTATGGGTGGCGACTTTTGGATATTTCAGTATCCTGACTATACTAGGAATTATATTATTAGCGCTGACGTTGCTCGTGGTGATGGTTCAGACTACTCTGCGTTTCACGTTATTGATGTGGACTCGTGTGAGCAAGTGGCTGAGTATAAATCACAAATCGATACTCGTTCCTATGGCAATATGCTTGTTTCTGTTGCTAGTGAATATAATAATGCTTTACTTGTGGTTGAAAACGCAAACGTGGGTTGGGACGTCGTTAATACGATAATTGAAAAAGGATATAAAAACATGTATTATTCACCTCGTGCTTATGGTGAAATGCAAATGGATAAGTGGATGGCTAAGATGGGAAATGATCAAACAGTTCCTGGCTTTACTACATCAGTAAAGACAAGACCACTTGTTGTCTCCAAGATGGAGGCGTACATTCGAGATAGAGCATTCATCTTTCGATCTAAAAGATTGCTAGAGGAGTTGCGTGTATTTATTTGGAATAATGGTAAAGCACAAGCCCAAACAGGTTATAATGATGACTTAGTTATGGCTTTAGGTATTGGATTATTTACTAGAGATACTGGTGTTAAGTTCGCTCAACAAGGTATGGATTTAACCAGATTATCTCTTAATAATATATCTAATAACCAAAATCCAGCAATGTTACCTCCAATGTTACCAAATGGTGCACAAAACCCATACATAGCTGAAACCCCGTACGGTTTTGAGGATTTTAGATGGGTGCTTTAAATTATAAATATTTATTGATATAATAAAATTACAAAATGGCTGAACAAAGTATAGGCTTATTTGATAGGTTAAGACGCCTCTTTTCTACGGATGTTATTATTAGAAATGTAGGTAACAATCAACTAAGAACAATAGACGTTGACAGAATTCAGGCTTACGGCAATATAAAAACAAATGCATTAATTGATAGATTCACTAAGTTGCATCGTTATGGCGCTAACATGCCGTACAACCCAACAATGAACTATCAAACATTGCGTATTCAGTTATATACCGACTATGAAGCAATGGATACAGAATCAATTATTGCTTCTGCTCTTGATATTGTTGCTGATGAATCTACATTAAAAAATGAAAATGGAGAAGTATTGCAAATTAAATCACCAGATGAAAATTTGCAACGCATTTTATATAACTTATTCTACGATGTTTTAAACATCGAATTCAACTTATGGTTGTGGATTCGCAATATGTGTAAGTATGGTGATTTTTATTTATACTTACAAATTGCTGAAAAATTTGGTATCTACGGTGCTATACCACTTTCAGTGTACGATATGGTTCGTGAAGAAGGATTAGATCCTGCTAACCCATCTTATGTGTGCTTTAAGATTGATCCAATGGTAATAGCTGCTGGTGGTATCAACAGCCGTGTTAAAGATAGAGATGGTAAGATTAAATTTGAAAACTATGAAGTAGCGCATTTTAGACTATTAACTGATGCTAACTACTTACCTTATGGACGCTCATATATTGAGCCTGCTCGCAAAACTTACAAGCAGTATATTTTGATGAAAGACGCGATGTTACTACATCGTGTTACCCGTGCCCCAGAAAAACGTATCTTCTATGTTGATATTGGAAACTTACCTCCAAATGAGGTAGATGGATACATGGAGAAGTTGAAACAAAGAATGCAGAAAGTTCCATTCATTGATAAGAACACTGGTGAATATAACCTCCGCTATAACATGATGAACTTGATGGAGGATTTCTATATTCCACAACGTGGCGCTAATAGCAATACTAAGATTGATACATTAAAAGGTCTTGAGTATAACGCTATTGAAGACGTAAACTTCTTACGTGATGAAATGTTAGCTGCCCTTAAGGTACCTAAAGCATTCTTTGGATTTGAAAAAGACTTAACTGGTAAAGCTACACTTGCTGCTGAAGATATTCGCTTCGCTCGTACAGTTGAGCGTATCCAACGTATTATATTGTCTGAGTTGTATAAGATTGCATTAGTACACTTATATACTCAAGGATATGATGGTGCTTCATTAAATAATTTTGAATTAGCATTAACAGTTCCATCAATTATCTACGAACAAGAGAAAGTAGCATTATGGAAAGAAAAGATTGATTTAGCTAAAAATATCCAAGACACTAAATTATTACCTTCAGATTGGATTTATCACCATGTATTCCAATTCAGTGAAGATCAATTTGATGAATATCGTGATTTAGTATTAGAGGATATGAAACGTACATTCCGCTTATCACAAGTTGAGAATGAAGGTAATGACCCAGCTAAATCAGGTAAATCTTATGGTACACCACACGATCTTGCTTCATTGTATGGTAAAGGTAGAATGGGTAATGGTGAGACTGGTGCTATTCCTCCTGGATATGATGAAAAGAATCCTGTAGGCCGTCCTAAAGAAAAAGCATCTATTGTTGGTACACAACAAAGAGCATTAGGTAAAGATCCATTAGGTAGTGCTGAAAATACTATCTATACTGCTAATATACCTGATGAAGGAAGTGGCACACCTAAAGGTGGGTCTCCATTAGCATTAGCTGAATCTTTACGCTATAAAGACATGCTTAAAGGTATGCGTGCCGATATGGATAATAAGCAAAACATATTTGAGCAGGAATCTACATTATTAGACGAAAAAAATATTAAGGGCATATAATATCTACATATTTATAGGTAGTGCATACTATTTAATATGAAAATTAAACATAGTAAATTTAAAAATACCGGTATATTATTTGAATTGCTGGTACGCCAGATAGCAAGCGACACCATTTCTGGTGTTGATTCTGCTGCTATCGGGTTAGTTAAGAAATATTTTTCCAAATCCGAATTAACTAAAGAACACAAACTATATCAAGCATTAGTTAGTACTAAAGCATTGACTGAAGGTAAAGCTGAATCATTAATTAATGCAACGCTTGAAATATCTTCTCGTTTAAATCGTTCTGCGTTACGTAAAGAAAAATATAATTTAATCAAGGATATTCGTGAATCTTATGATTTAGAAGAATTTTTTAAATCTAAGATCAACAACTATTCACAATATGCTGCTGCATATAATTTAATTGAGGCTCACAACTCACTAGAGTTTGTTGAGCCATCTCAGGTTATTGAAAATAAAGTAACATTACTTGAGCATATTACACGCAAAGAGGTTAAAAAAGAAGACGTTAAAGATCGCGTGTTAGAAGAATATGCTAAAATGGATAAAGGTACTCGTATCTTAGCCTATAAAATGTTGCTTGAAAAATTCAACGAAAAATATGGTGATATGTCTCCAGCTCAAAAAGCTGTGTTAAAAGAATATATTAACAATATTTCTAATACTGTTAAATTACGTGAATTTGTAAATGAAAGCTTTACTGCTATTAAATCACAAATTGCACAATTAAGTAAAACAGTAACTGATAAAACTATTCAAATTAAATTGAATGAGGTGGCTACATTCTTAAAGCCACTTGATAAAAATCAAAATGTAAAGGATGATAATATCATTGCTTTACTTCAGTTTCATCAATTAATTGAAGAATTAAAATCCGTAAAATAATGGATTTAAAAGAGTACATAAGATCATTAGTACAACAGGAGCTAGAAGATTAAAATCCGTAAAATAATGGATTTAAAAGAGTACATAAGATCATTAGTACAACAGGAGCTAGAAGAGATATCTGCTACTGGCGCTATTGGTGTTGGTGCTGGTCCTATTATGACTGCTAATTGGGTTGCTCCTAAAGGACAAAAGAAAAATGCAGCTACAAAATATGCTGAAAAAGAAGGTTGGAAAGTAACTAAAGGTGAAACAACAATGCCTTCAGATTCTAAAGTAAGAGATTATAAAACACTTACAGGTAAGAAGAAAAAAGGCGTTAAAATATACAAAGAAGAAAGTAACTACGATAAAGCATCTCAATATAGTGCTGCTAGTGGTTATACTGCAGCTAGTGGTTACACTGGTCCTAGTTTAGCTACTAAAGGTACAGGTGAGTTAAAAGAAAATAAAATGAAATCATTAAACGACATTATTGAGCAAGAGTTACTTAACGAAATTTCTTACTCTAAATTTAAAAACGAAGTAACCTACAGAACTAAAGCTGAAAGATTACATAAAGCTGTTCGTGAGGTAAAACGTAAATTACAAGAGATTGAT